CAGCTGGTGTACGGCGTTGTATATGAGCCGGATGTGGAAGACTCGCATGGTGATTTTATGACTGCACCAGAAATCGAAAAAGCTGCTCATGGATTTATGAAGGATGCCCGCAATATTGATACGCAGCATGATTTTCAGGCAGGTGTCGGTGAGGTTGTCGAATCGTACATTGCTCCATGTGACATGGAGATTGGCGGTCACGACATCGCAAAGGGGTCATGGGTACTGGTCACTAAAGCTACAGATGAGATTTGGCAATCCATAAAGAAAGGTGAATATACCGGTTATTCAATGGCGGGTAAGGCCGAGATAATTGAAAAGCGAGCTGCTGATCCAGTATCTGCTCCTGATGAGAGCGAGATGGCTGGATTTTTTAATATGATCAAAAGCTTCTTCTCATCAAAAGAGAAAGTTCAAAAAGGTGAAGTGCGGGACAACTATGAGGCAAACCAAAGCCGTCGTAATCTTTGGGCAGCATGGGATGGCTTAGACACAGCATACCATAACGCTCTTTGGAATAACCGCACACCGGAAGTAACCGACTTCGAGAGGCTTAAAGAAGCTGCACAGGAGTTCTTGGAGATCATCGCGGAGATTCAAACAGCCGGCGATATCCAAAAGGCCATGGAAAGCAAGCCAGAAAAGCCACTATCAAAAGAGGAGGACACAGACGTGAAGAAAGAAGATTTGGAGAAGATGTTTGATGACAAATTCGCTCCGATTCAGAAGCGATTGGATGATTTGGAGAAAGAAGAAAATCCGGTAGCTGGTAGTGAAGGTACAGGTAAGGAAGAGGATCTTGCAAAACAATTTGGAGAAATTCTTGATGAGAAATTAGCTCCGCTTACTGACCGCATCGAGAAGGTCGAGCAAGCACGGGGGATTACACAACAATCAGATGACGATCCAAATGATACGGATGTACAAAAATCCGCATCTGTTTGGGACGGCTTACTTTAATAGGGGGTTAATACATTGAGAAACGAAGAAATCATCAACAAGGCAGAAATGACGCTCGCCACACTAAAAACTGGCGGGCTAATGAATCCGAAACAGTCATCGCAATTTATCCGCATGGTCCAAAATACACCAACCATTCTTAAAGATGCGCGTGTGGTACCTATGGATAGTGATGCTCAGAAAATCGAAAAAATCGGCTTTGGTCAACGTATTCTCCGGGCGGGTACCGAGGGCGTGGCACTGACGAAAGAGCAAAGAGTTGCGCCTACGACCGGGACTGTTTCACTTAATGCTAAGGAAGTCATCGCAGAAGTAAACATCACTTACGATACGTTGGAGAACAACATCGAAGGCGATAACTTGAAGAACACAATCATGACATTGCTGGCAGAGCGTGCAGCAGTGGATATTGAAGAGCTTATGTTGAATGGAGACACAGATTCCGATGATCCGTATCTTGCGCAGCTGAACGGTTTCCGAAAGCAGGCTGTATCTCATATTGTCGATGCCGCTGGCGAGCCAATCTCTCGTCAAGTGTTCAAACGGGCATACAAAGCAATGCCATCGAAATATCTTCGAGTGCCGCAAGAGTTTCGTTTCTATACATCTCCTGGTACCGAAGTAGATTGGAAAGATAAAGTTGCCGATCGCCAAACGAATCTAGGTGATGCTGCAGTACAGGGCGGCCTTGCTTCTGCATTCGGTATTCCAGTCCGCGGCGTTGCGAATATGCAGCCATATACAACAACAATCGGCGAGGCGCAAAGTGATGTATCTGATATCCTACTGGCTCATCCGAAAAACCTTATCCTTGGATTCTCTCGTAACATCCGTATCGAAGTTGATAAGGACATTCGTGAGCGTAAATTTATCATCGTGCTTACGGCTAAGCTGGACAGTGTGTTTGAAGAAGAAGATGCTGTCTCCAAAATTATTAAGTTGGGAGAGTAATAGTTATGGAATTCACAGCAAAGCTTATTAAGGGACAGACATATGATGTGCATGGTAAGGTGCTGCGGAAGGATGAAGAGACTCCTGTATCAAAGGAGATTTATGATTACTTGCAAGACAATAAGCACTTCGAAGTAAAAGCAAATGTTTTAAGCGAGAAGCTGAAGGAACAGAAGACTACTGAAGAAGATCAGGGAGAAGGCAAGGGCAAGGGAAAGAATGAGCCTCCTTACGCAGAAGCACTGACAGAGGATGAGCTCAAGAAGATGCAAAAGGATGAGCTGGAATCTATTATTGTTGGATTTGATGGAGACGTTGCTTCTGTTAGGAATAACGAAGAACGTGTCGCGCTGATTCTTAAACTGCAGACAGAAGCTGGTTTGTAATATGTTTGTTACTCCTGACGAGGTCAAAGCTTATTCCGGTGCTTTTCCGGTTGTCATGAATCGGGATGATAATCTGATTGAAAAAGATATCTTGGAGGCCGAGTTGGATATCAAAAAGCAGTTGGGAAGACCGCTGACAGAATCAGATGGCGCTTTACCAGAGATAAAACTTGCTATCCAGAAGCTGGCTCAGTTCTACGCTCTGATAAATAGTGATGAATCCATCGTAAAAGGCTATCAATCTGAGAAACTTGGAGACTACTCCTATACCTTGGCTTCAGGGGAGAGCATCCGGAAACCGGATGTCTCCAATCTGTTGGCCGATCTGCTGCCAGTGGTGACAGTCACTCAAAAAACCAGATTGAGGATGAGAGGCATATGAGCTTTCTAAACATGCTGACAGACGTGTGTGACATTTACCATCTGAAAGCAGAGGATAGCTCTACCAAGCCTACATTTGGCGTTCCTGTGGAGAATATGCAACAACAGTACGATTACCCAGATGAGCCGGACTTATCAAAAGTTCCAGCTTATTTTGTTGAGAAGAGTCAGAGCATTGCACAAGGAGAACCGCAGCGGCAATTGATTCAAACTTACAAAGTGTTTTTCCTTCCGGATACAGATGTTAGGACGAATGATCGGGTTATATTCGAAGAGGATGCATTCCGCCTGCAAAAACCACGGCGGATTCGTAATCACCACATTGAGGTGGCAGCTGTAAGAGAGGAGGAAGCACTTTGAAAATTGATGGACTAGATGCCTTCCGAAAAGCCATGGATGATATGTCTAGCGGCGTATTGAAGGCAGATATGGAGCTATGGCTGGAGGGCATGGGGTATGAGTTCTTGGATATTATCCAAGATGAAATCATACGGACTAACACAGTCGATACCCGCCGTTTGCTCAATTCCTTTAATAAAGGAGATAGAGAGAATGCCTGGCAGATTTCAGATAATGGAATGACCTTGGATGTCGGGACAAATCTGGATTACGCAAGTTATGCCAATGACGGTCATTTCACTGTTGATCCAGCAAAAGGGAAAGATAGCCGTTGGGTACCGGGCTATTGGAAAGGTGACCGGTTTGTTTATGATCCTGGAGCCGATACTGGCATGTTGCTGATTTTGAAATGGATTGATGGAACCAACTATTGGGATAATGCGCTTCGCATCTTTGAGCTCATGTTTGAGAAGAGTTTGGAGAAGAAGCTGCAACAATGGATGGACAAAAACTTTGGGAGGTGATCATATATGAACTTGGAAGTAGGATCTATCATGAAATACTTCTATGATCTGTTCCCGAACCAGGTGTACACAGACGAACTGCCACAGGGATTTAAGAAACCGTCGCTGTATTTCCCTCCTGTTCAAGCTACAGATGCGGGAGACACCAATATGACCTTTCTAAAGGCATATACGCTCAATGTGAAGCTGTTTCACGATAATTCTCGAATAGCCAATGCAGAAGCTGAGCGTATTGCAGATACATTGCGTAGAGAAAGAAGTGTGCTGCCGATTGTGAGCGAAGATGGGCAGCCAACTGGCGATTACTTGAGGGTCAATCGTATAGAAACTCGGGTTGGAGAGTCCGGTGTCGCGTTCATAATTCTCTCCTGGAATAGCAGGTATCATTATGAACAAGAAAAGGCACCCGGTCTTGAGTTTGTAGAAATGAATAGTGGGGTGAAAGGATGACTACAAAAGCAACAACAAAGACGGCAACTGCCACCAAAACAACACAAGCGGTAGAGCCGCCAGCATCAACGGAATCAGAATTTTATATCCATGAATTGCAAGAGCACAGTAGGACATTATTCGGTGTACGGCCGGAAGTGTTCAATGGTGCTCTTTTGCATTACAAGAGCAATACAATCACCAAAACAGAGGCAAAGCGCCTGATTCGGGCGTTTCTAATGAAGGAGGTAAAGTGATATGAATGGTGGGACATTTACATCTGTAGAGAGCAAGCAACGTGCCGGTATCTACTTCAATTTCAAGACACTAGCACAGGATCGCCTAGCTTCTGGAGTGACTGGGACAGTAGCACTGCCAGTTGTGCTCAGTTGGGGGC